GAGCATCCGATTACGCCGTGACGTCGAGCGGTGGCGACTACACCGTCCATATCGTTATCGGCATTGATCCGGAAAACCGGATCTATTTGCTCGACCTGTGGCGAGCGCAGGCTTCTTCCGATGTATGGGTCGAGGCCTTCTGCGATCTTGTTGTCAAATGGAAGCCGCTGGAATGGGCTGAGGAGACCGGTCAGATCCGCTCAGGGGTCGGGCCATTTCTTGAGGCGCGTGCGCGCGATCGGCAGGCCTATGTTGCGAGGCGACAGTTTCCAACTCGGGGAGACAAAGCCGTTCGCGCACAATCAGTTCGTGGTCGCATGGCGCTGATGGGGCTTTATGTTCCGACGGGCGCCACGTGGTATCCGGATTTTCGCGCCGAACTCATGAGCTTTCCGTCAGGTAAGCACGACGATCAAATCGATGCTTTGGGGCTGATTGGACAATTGCTTGATGTGGTCGTTTCCGGGCAAGCAAAAGCGCCACCCGCGCCAATGATTGATGATGGATATCGTGAAGCTGATGACAGAGACGCGCAGGATTCGATTAAGCTGTTGTGACAATTTTCCATCCGCTTGTATCAATCAAGGCGTATTCCACGGATCTGGATGTTTTAAGACTGGATCCCCGCCTCCGCGGGGATGAGCGGGTGGGTGAGGCTTTGCCGCCGTTGTGGATTGAGTGGATGGTGTAGGCTTTATTCCCTTCTCCGTTCATCCCCGCCAAGGCGCGTAAGCGCCGCGAGCGGGGATCCAGTATTTGAATAAATGATCTTCTAAATCGGAATCCCCTAGTTGGGAAAATTTCAATTCAGTTTGATGTCTTGAATCAAGCTGGATCCCCGTTTCCGCTGACATGAGCGGACGGAGAGTCGTCGCGCTCAATGCGGATTACATTTTACGCCCAGGTGTTTTTATGGATTCTGTGGTTCAAAATTTATCGAATAACGCCAAAGACGCTCAAGTCGTCCAAGCCCAAAGCGACGAGGAAGAAAATTCGCAAGCCGGATTTTTTCCCGTAACGCGGCTCAAACGTGAATATCTCGATTACCTCGCGGGCAAGGCGGATGAGATTGAGGAGCAAAAAGAGGCGCGGCACTATTATCATGGCGTTCAGTGGTCGCCGGAAGAGATCAAAATCTTGCGTGCGCGCAAGCAGCCGATCGTCACCTATAACCGCATCGCGCGGAAGATCGATGGCGTAACCGGCCTGGTTGAACGTTTGCGTCAGGACCCCAAAGCATTTCCGCGTCATCCGCGCAATGAAGAGGGGGCCGAAGTGGCAACCGCCGTGTTGCGCTATGCGCTTGACCGCATTGATTGGCGCACAAAATCGGCGGAAGTGGCAAGGCAAGCGGCTATTGAAGGCATCGCCGGAATCGAGCTCACGCTTGAGGCGGGAGACCATGGTGATCCCGATATTGCTGCCGAAATTATCGCGGGAGACGATTTTTTCTATGACCCGCGTTCATTCCGGACCGATTTTTCCGATGCGCGTTACATGGGAATTGCAAAATGGGTCGATCTTGATGCCGCGAAGGAATTATTTCCCGATAAAACGGAAGTTATCGATGGCTTGATTGATCGCGGATCGGATCTGACGACGCACTCCGATCGGGAAACCAAGTGGATTACAGCGAACGAAAAACGCGTGCGCCTCGTTGAACAATGGTATGTGAGCGGCGGCGAGTGGTGCTGGGCGTTTTATGTAGGCGATACGCTCCTTGATGAAGGGGGATCGCCGTTTCGCGACGAGCGGGGGAAAACATTCCCGCGATTCATCATGATTTCTGCCGCGATTGACCATGACGGAGATCGCTATGGATTCGTGCGGAACATGAAGGGTCCGCAGGATGAGATCAATCAACGTCGCTCCAAGGCGCTGCACATCAGCAATGCCAGGCGGCTTATTCTTGAGAAGGGTGCTGTTGATGATATCGAGATCACGCGTCGGGAATGGGCGCGCCCCGATGGGGTGATCGAAAAGAATCCAGGCAAGTCCATTGCGCCTGATAATCAAACGGCGGATCTGGAGAGCCAGCTTCAATTTTTGGAAGAAGCTAAGAACGAAATCGAGAACTTTGGACCTAATCCGGCCCTACTTGGCCAGGGAGTCGACTATAGATCCGGCCGCGCGATCAGCCTGCTACAACAGGCGGGGGTCGCCGAACTTGGCCCCTACATCTTCGCCTATCGGGGTTGGAAGCTGAGGGTCTATCGCGCCATTTGGAATATTGTGCAGCAATCCTGGGCGGCTGAACGTTGGATACGCGTCAGCGACGATCCCAATCTCAACCGTTTCATTCAAATCAATGGTTTGGGCCTCGACCCCTGGGGCAGGCCCGCGCTCGTCAATGCGCTGGGGGCCCTCGACGTCGATATTATCGTCGAGGAGGGGCCGGACGTCGTCAATATGATGGCGGATACGTACGATACGCTCTCGGCGCTTGCTCAAAGCGGGGCGCAGATTCCCGCACAGGTCTTGATCGAGCTGGCGCCGATCCAGGCATCGGTCAAACAGCGCATCCTGACAATGCTTGAACCGCCACCGCCCGATCCGGCGGCAGCCTCGGCCGCAGCCGCCGAACAACGATTGATTATGGAGGGAACGGCGGCCACGGTTGGTGAAATCAAGGCCAAGGCGTTGCACCGGGTAGCCCAGGCCGCGCATGAACTCAGTCAAACCCACGCTAATGCCGCAGATGTGTTTCGCGAGGGTGTACAGGCGGCAGGCCTGGTTCCTGCCGTATCCGCTCATTCCCGCGCAAGCGGGAATCCAGCAAAAATATAAAGATTATGAGGATTATATTTTAGATAGGACTGGATCCCCGCTCGCGCGCTACGCGCTTGGCGGGGATGAGCGGCAGAAGCGGTGCGTTTCCCCATCCGCTCATTCCCATGGAAGCGAACGCTGACATGAGTGAGGGAAGGACTACATGATGTCTTCTGCCAGATCATTCCAGTCCGCATTAAGTTGTTCGATTAACTTGAGCTTCCAATCCCTATTCCATTTTTTGATCTGGCGCTCTCGGCCAAATGCCGATTCCCGCGTTTCATGGACCTCGTACCAGACGAGTGTTTTAATGCCATACTTTTTGGTGAAGCCGGGGATTAGTTCCGTTTTATGCTCCCAGATCCTGCGACTGAGATTGTCTGTCATGCCAACGTAAAGAGTGCCGTTACGTTGGCTTGCCAGGATGTAGACGTAGAAGGCCATTTATTTTTTACTGGATCCCCGCCTCCGCGGGGATGAGCGGATGGGAGAGGCGTCGCTTCCAAATTAATACTTACTGATCAAGCGACACGGTCGTTTGCTCTCGGGTTGATTGCCGCGCGGCAGCTCCAGCTATGGTCTGGATTTCCTGCTGATGTAATTGATCGAGCAAGCGATCGATGCTGTTCGCAAATGCATCCAACTCAAAGTTTTGCGGATCGTCGTGGCCGTTGCGGATGTCGTTGTCGATAGCGGCATGAAAAGCCGGGATCAACCAATTGCCAGCGCGGACACTGGCAATCACGTAGACAAGTGCAAGACTTTCATATTGAGCGGGGGTGAATCCGGGCGTGGGGGCTTCGACGTCATTGCGGCGGCCCCGGCGTGGGGAGCTGCGACGGGGCTGCACCAGTTCGGTGTGAAGGAATAGCCCTTTCAGCTCGTTACCAAACATGGTGGCGCGTTCGAATTTGGTGGCCCGCCAGGGAACTTCGAAATCATGTCCAATTTGTATGACGCCCGGACGATTGATCACGACGTGCGCATTCTCCCAATGATCCGAGCACCGGTGCCGGCCCAGATTATTGACCTTCCAGCTGGTATCGATGTCGGAAGGCCATTGCCCGCGGCCGAGATGAGGTCCGCTCGTATCGTGAATGACGAAATAGCGTGCCAACGGTGCGTCCGGCGCATTATCCCTCGTTCGCGACACCGGAAGCCAAAGGTGGGCTCCAAAATCCCATTCCTTTCCTTGTATCGACAGGAATGTGCTCAATGTCTCGCGCTTGGGCAGACCTTCGTCGCTGCCGACATGGGCAAGCGCGGGCGGCAGGTTTTCCAGCGTCCGGCCTAGTTTGGCCAGCGCAGTCACCGGCCGGACAAGACACCGAGCCTGCTCGCTGGGACTGCCGGCAAAGCTGAATGTGATGGGATCAAACCCGCACGGGCCCATGCTGGTGAGAATGACGGCCGGCAGTGGGTGGCGAGGCTTGCAGATGGATTCACCGGCAAAAGTATGGCTTGCGGCAACGCTGAGTGCCGCAATGCCTATGCAGATTGTGCCAACCGCCCCAATGAACGGCTGGAAGCCCCTTGCAGCCCAGCGGTTTCGACTCATTTCTATCCCCCGCCCGGACGCTAGCGGAGAAGGAGCGGCGGTGGGAGCACGAAGCGCGCTAATAGGCTGCCCTTGTGGGAGAAATGCCCAGGATTTTTCAGTTTTCGTAAGTGCCACGTAACGGCGCAAAGTGACGAGCCGCTTGAGAGCTCGAGGCGCCACGCCCGGCGGAAAGGGGCGTTTCGTCAATCGCAACGACATAGCGAACAAGAAAGGACGGCGTACCTATGGGCACGACCGAAGTCGAACTTTTGGATGATGCAATTGCCGGGACCGAGAGCGAAATTCTTGGCTCAGTAATGGACCATGCCCCCCCATCTCGCGGCGATCTCGATCATTCGCCTGAAGCGATCAGCGAGGGAGCGGAGCTATCGATAGCTCAGAACGAGCCTGCCGAAGCTTCCCACCGTGATGCAAAAGCTCGGGGTGCGGAGGGCGCTGAGGCGCGCGTTGACCAGCCTGCTCCCCATCACCGGGTGCCGGTTGCGGAACTGCAATCTGAACGCCAAAAGCGTCAGGCTGCGGAAGCCGAGCGGGATGCCGCCCAGGTGCAGCTCTCAGAGCTCGCCCGACGACTTGATGTCATTGACCAGCAGCGGCGGAGTGCCGCCCAGCAGGCAAGTACGCAGCCCCAAGACCTGCTTGCAGATCCAAATCGGTTTGTTTCGGAACTGATGGGCGGGCTCAATCAAAAGCTCTCGGAAGTGAAGCTTGAGACCAGCCTTCAGATCGCCGCGGCCAATCATCGGGATACATTCTCCAAAGCGTATGAGGCGATGTTGTCCGCGGGTCACTCTGGCGACAGGGGGACGGTTCACCGGATTCTCGCGGCCACCAATCCCGGCGAAGCTTTGGTGCGGTGGTATCGTGAACGTGAAACGCTTCGTGAGATCGGCACAGATCCTCAGGCCTGGTTCGAGCAGAAGCTTGAAGCGCGCCTCAATGATCCGCAGTTTCTTGCCCAAGCCATGCAACGTGCCCGCGGACAGGCGATGGGCGGTGCAGGCGGTCGTCCTAACACAATGACCCGAATGCCGCCCTCGCTCAATCGGGCGACCGGCTCAGGTTCTCAAACGGCCGATCCCAATCTGTTTGACGGATCGGAACACGCAACATTTTCATATGCATTCGGCCGGTAATTCAAGCGTGATTGATTGGTCTTATTACCGCTCCAGCCGGCCACAACAAAGAAGGATCTTGGCCAATGGCCGTGACGACAACACAAGTTAATAACAAGCTGATTGTTTTCCGAAAGGAGATCTCGCGCGAATATATCAGGCAGAATTTGTTCAGTCCTTATGTCGGCACTGAGCTGACTTCAATTATTCGTGTGATCCAAGATCTGAAGAAAGGGGGCGAGCAGATCAATATTCCACTTGTTGCTCGCCTGAAAGGCCAGGCCGTTTCCACCGGAACGATGGTCGGCAATGAAGAAGCCGTCGACAATTATGGCTTCCGCGCCTTCATTGATTGGGCACGCAACTCGGTCAAGGTCAACAATGCCGAGGAGCATAAAAGTTCAATAGATATTTTCAGTGAGGTACGGCCGCTGCTTGAAGATTGGGGCAAGGAGCTGCAGCGGGATGAGATTATCGATGCATTCAATGCCATCCCGTCGGAGGCTGCACCGGCCAATCTCGGCTCGGTCAATGGGCAGCGGGTCAATGGTATTTTGATGGATGCGGCTTCGTCCGCACAACGTAATGCCTGGTTGACGGCAAATGCCGACCATGTGCTGTTTGGCGGCTCGCAAGGCAATCTGGTGAGCGGGAATTTTGCTTCTTCGCTCGCCAATGTTTCGGCCGCAATGACGCTTTCGGCTGCGGCGTTGACCA